CATTTAGTGTCTAAATCGGTTAGGGCCACTAAAAATCGTTCACACTCCTGGCAATCAGGATATAATAAAAAATATGATATAGTTGTAATATCTAAGGACGGAACAATTGGTGATATTTATACTATTAGTGGGTTAAGTATAGCTCTCCCTTTAGCCCCTAAACTTAGCTCTAACTTAAAAAAAGAAAATCAATATTGGAAACCCGAAGTGTTTCCTAAAGAATTAAAAAGAATACAAACTATATTTCACTGGCACGAAGCCCCTGGGTTATTTAAATCCAAATGGGTGGATTATATTGAGTCCGAATTTGATAAGCGCGAACAAGGTTATTGGTTTTTAAATAATGGTATTCCCACCTATATTACTGGCACGCATTATATGTACCTGCAGTGGACTAAAATTGACGTAGGGCATCCAGATTTTCGTGAAGCAAATAGAATATTTTATATATTTTGGGAGGCTTGTAAGGTTGATAACAGATCCTTTGGTATATGTTATTTAAAAATAAGACGTTCAGGATTTTCTTTTATGAGCTCATGCGAGGGAGTAAACAAGGCTACTATATCTAAAGATTCTCGAATAGGAATACTCTCTAAAACAGGAGCTGATGCTAAAAAAATGTTTACCGACAAAGTAGTTCCTATTTCTAACAATTATCCTTTTTTCTTTAAACCCATACAAGATGGTATGGATAAACCTAAAACAGAATTAGCATACCGAGTTCCCGCTTCAAAAATTACTAAAAAAAATATGTATGACATGGGAGAAGAAGAGTTGGAGGGATTAGACACAACTATTGACTGGAAAAATACTTCTGACAATTCTTATGACGGGGAAAAATTACAATTACTAATACATGATGAGAGTGGAAAATGGGAAAGGCCTGAAAATATTTTAAATAACTGGGGAGTTACTAAGACTTGTTTAAGATTAGGGAGTAAAATTATTGGCAAATGTATGATGGGTTCTACATCTAATGCTTTGGATAAGGGAGGTAATAATTTTAAAAAGCTTTTTGAAGACTCTGATTGTTCACAAAGAAATCAAAACGGCCAAACTAAATCAGGTTTATATAATTTGTTTATACCTATGGAATGGAATTTTGAAGGATATATAGATAGATATGGGATGCCTATATTTCACTCCCCAGCTAAAAGTGTAAGAGGAATTGATGACGAGGATATATATGTAGGAGCTGTGGATTATTGGACTAATGAGGTGGATTCATTAAGTGAAGATCCTGATGCTTTAAATGAGTTTTACAGACAATTCCCTCGAACTGAGTCTCACGCATTTCGTGATGAATCTAAACAATCTCTTTTTAATTTAACTAAAATATACCAACAAATCGACTATAATGATTCATTAATTAGAGAGCATTTTGTAACTCAAGGATCGTTTAGGTGGAAGGATGGAGTTAAAGATTCCGAAGTTATTTGGAGTCCAAATAAAAATGGAAGATTTTTTGTAACTTGGCTACCGAGAAAAGAATTACAAAATCAGGTTATAACAAAGCTCAGCTCAAAGTATCCTGGGAACGAACATTTAGGCTCGTTTGGTTGTGATTCTTACGATATTTCTGGCGTAGTTGTAGGAAAAGGGTCTAACGGATCTTTGCATGGGTTGACCAAATTTAATATGGATGAAGCTCCTTCTAATTATTTTTTTTTAGAATATATAGCTCGCCCACAGACAGCAGAAATATTTTTTGAAGAAGTATTGATGGCGTGTATATTTTACGGTATGCCGATTTTGTGTGAAAACAATAAACCTCGATTATTGTATCACTTTAAAAATAGAGGATACAGGGGGTTTTGTACGAACAGGCCTGACAAAAGATACAATAAACTATCAAAGACAGAACGAGAATTAGGAGGAATCCCTAATACTTCGGAAGATGTAAAGCAATCTCACGCTTCTGCGATTGAATCTTATATAGAAAAACATATAGGGTTGGATTTAACAGGAGCTTATAGAGAAAAAGACGATATGGGTGAAATGTATTTTGGAAGAACATTAGAGGATTGGGCAAGATTTGATATTAATAATAGAACAAAATTTGATGCTTCAATTAGTTCGGGATTAGCAATTATGGCAAATCAAAAACATTTATATACTCCTGTTCAAAAACAATCAAAAATAAGCGTTAACTTTGCAAGATATAATAACAAAAGTACAGTAAGTCAACTAATTAATAGATGAAAGACGTTAAAGTAAATTTACAGTCTGCTGCTTTTCCTGATCAATTTGTTTCGGATGCCACTAAAGAAACTTCTGAATACGGGTTACAAGTAGGGCAGGCTATCCAATACGAGTGGTTTAGAAAAGATAGTAATCAATGTAGATTCTACAGTCAATGGCAACAATTTAACAAGCTTAGGCTTTACGCCAGAGGAGAGCAATCTATAGCTAAATATAAAAATGAATTAGCAATAGATGGAGATTTAAGTTATCTTAATTTAGATTGGACGCCTATAGCTATTATCCCTAAATTTATAGACATCGTAGTTAACGGAATGTCAGACAGACTGTTTGACGTCAAGTGTTATGCCGAGGACGCTTTATCCGCTGAACGTAGAGGTTCGTTTGAGCAAAACGTGAAAGACAATATGGTAGCTGCGCCTTTGTTTAGGCAGATTCAACAAGATTTTGGCGTAGAAGTGTTCACAATGGACGAAGATGAAGTTCCAGAAACCGATGAGGAATTGGCTTTATATATGAATATGAAATATAAACCTGCTATTGAAATAGCAGCTGAAGAAGCCATCAACACTCTGCTTGCAGAAAACCATTATAACGATATTAGAAAAAGAGTAGACTATGACATTACAACAATAGGAATAGGCATTACTCGTCATCAATTTCAATTAGGACAAGGAGTAGTGTTAGACTATGTCGATCCAGCTAATGTGGTGTATAGTTATACAGAAGACCCTTATTTTAAAGATTGTTTTTATTGGGGTGAAATTAAAACTGTTCCAATGACGGAGTTGGTAAAAATAGAACCAAATATTACTAATGAAGATTTAGAGGAGATTTCTAAATATAGCCAGGCCTGGTATAATTATTTTAATGTAGCGCAGTTTTATGAAAACAGTATGTTTGCGCGAGACACATGCACCTTGATGTATTTTAATTATAAAACCACTAATAGTTTTGTTTATAAAAAGAAGTCTACTCCTGATGGAAATTTTAAAGTAGTTGAAAAAGATGACCAGTTTAACCCTCCCCAAGAAATGATGGATGAAGGTAAGTTTGAGAAAGTGGAAAGGAAAATAGATATTTGGTATGACGGAGTAATGGTAATGGGTACAAATATTATGTTAAAATGGGAGAAGTCAAAAAATATGGTTAGACCTGCAGCAGCAACTCAATACGCTTTACCTAATTATATAGCCTGTGCGCCAAGAATGTATAAAGGAACAATTGAATCTTTATGTAGACGAATGATTCCATTTGCCGACTTAATTCAAATGACACACTTAAAAATACAACAAGTATTATCAAGAGTTGTCCCAGATGGTGTTTTTATTGATGCTGACGGACTTAATGAGGTAGACTTAGGGACGGGTAATGCCTACAACCCTGAAGACGCTCTAAGGCTTTATTTTCAAACAGGTAGTGTAATAGGAAGAAGTTATACTCAAGACGGGGAATTTAATAATGCCAGAGTCCCTATTCAACAATTAACTGCATCGAGTGGGGCTAATAAAATGCAAATGTTAATTCAAAACTTTAATTACTATTTAGATATGGTACGACAAGTGACTGGGTTAAATGAAGCAAGAGACGGATCGACTCCAGATCCTAATTCTTTAGTTGGTGTTCAGAAATTAGCTGCATTAAATTCTAATACAGCTACTCGTCATATATTACAGGGAAGTTTATATATAACTAAGACGATTGCCGAAGCCTTAGCTATTAGAACTGCCGATGTTTTAGAATATTCGGATTTTGCCGATGAATTTGCAATGCAGATAGGCAAATATAATGTAAAACTATTAGGGGATATTAAAAACTTATACCTTCATAGTTTTGGAATATTTATTGAACTTGCTCCTGACGAAGAGCAAAAGGCGATGCTTGAAGCTAATATTCAGATGGCTTTATCTCAGAAAGATATAAATTTAGAAGATGCTATAGATGTTAGAGAAATAAAAAACATTAAAATGGCTAATCAACTATTAAAATTAAAGCGTAAGAAAAAACAAGAAGCAGAGCAAGAGATGAAAATGCAAGAGCAACAGATGGCTGCTCACATGCAAATGCAGGCTCAGCAAGCTGAAGCTCAGGCAGATGGTCAGCGTATTCAAATGGAAACTCAAGCTAAAATGCAGTACCGACAAGCGGATATTTCTTTTGAAATTGAAAAAATGAAAGCTGAAGCTGCATTAAAAGGGCAGTTAATGCAGGAAGAGTTCCAGTATCAAATGCAGCTAAAAGGCGTGGAGCAATCGCAATTAGACGCAAGAGAGCAGAAAAAAGAAGACGCAAAAGATTTTAGAACTAAACTCCAAGCCACTCAACAGTCAAAAATGATAGAGCAGCGTAAGCGTAATTTACCATCTATTAACTTTGAGTCAAACGAGGACAGTTTAGATGGTTTTGATTTAGCGGAATTTGACCCCAGATAACAATGTCTCTTATAAAAAAAAATAGAAAAAGACATGCCCGAAACATCAGAAAAGGAGTAGGCAACAAATTAGCTGATGGAAGAACTGAAACCCATAGAATGGCAGACTACGAAGGGGTAAATAAAAAAGGGAAAAAAAGATATTACGCAGCTCCTACTATAACTTTTAACAAAAA